CCTCAAGCTATTGCAAGGAAGATGTAGTTGCCACCACTGGCGTTAAGCGCAGCAGGAGCAGATGATGTTACTGTAAAGCCACTAGAGAGTGGGTCTATGTAGTCCGTAGACGTTACCTCTGCGGCTGTGGAGTTTAGCAAGAGATACGGGTCGTTACCTGCAACAATACCTCTCACGCTGTCCCAGACGTACCAATCGCCAGTAGAGTCTGTACGTTTAATTAGGATAAATCTAGCACCTGCGCTAAAGCCACAGTCTACGTTTAAGTCAGCCGCTGTGCCTGTGTAGCTGCCGACCTTTGAGATGCCGTCTAGGGTGGCGAACAGAAGGGCAAGCATATTGTTGCCGTTCCCATTAGTATTTGAACTTGTGCCTACTGTAAACTCGCTTGCCGTAGGGACTGTGTTATTCCAGTACCCCGCCGATGTGTATATGCCAGATGTTTCATTTAGTCTTAGCTTACCAGTTGCGCCTATGTCTTTGTGATAAACTGCCCACGCCTGTGCTGCGCTTCGATTTTTAATAATCATTATCTCTGGCGTTACACTTAACCCGTGAGAAACCACAAGCGGCGGCGAGCTAGTATCTCCTTTATAACAAACCACATCCATGAAGCCGGGGGCGCGGCGGAACATCCATGAGAAATAACCGGAATTTGGAGTGGCGTTAGTGTACCACCCATCCTGAAAATCAAATCGGGCGTCTAAGTTGGTAACTGCGGCGGCTGTTGACGTTGGGCTTAGTCGAGTGCCAGAAGTCAATCTGGTAGTGAAATAGTATTTGTCCGTGCCCGAAAGCTGCGCCCCTATTCCAAGGTCAACCGGGAATCCTGCTGTCCACCAAGCGTTCCTTGGCACCGTACCCCCACCCGTGTCCATAGCAAACACCTCCGTCCCACTCTCCGGTGTTTTCATCGGGCGGCGGATGGCTATGTAGATGTAGGAATCGCCTGAATTATTTCTTACAGTAAAACCATCGGGATTAACGCCAACTACTTGACTGCCAACAGCTTCCGCAGCAGTACCATTAGCAAAAAGATACTTCTCACCATTTGAGGTAGTTGTTTCAAGCCCGCGCATAACATCGTTAATGTACCAGCCGCCAGTAGAGTCAGTGCGCTTCCTAAGAATATATTGCGGCTCCCATCCAAGACTTACTTCTACGTCTGTAGTACCGCCAGCACCAGTATAACTTCCACACTTAATAATTGACTCGTCACCACCAGCGCCGAATATCTGGTCATCATCAGCGAACACATACATAATGTATTCGTGTCCTTCTTGGTTGTAGAAAGAAGAAAGTACAACTTCTGTGCTAGTAGGTTCTGGAAATGAAGAGTCACTAGCAGAAGCGGTGGTGCTATCTAGAGCAAGATAGTTAGACCACCAATCAGAATTAGGAGAAGTGACCCCTTTATGGTAGGTGTACCAGTTAGCGGTTGAGTCCAACCTTTTTAGGATAATACAAGCAGGCACAGACCCAAGAATATGTGGGATACCCCTATCCGTTTCTCCATCGCCTGTGAAAGGAATAACGTCAAAAAAGCCGGGGCATTTGCGGAATGTCCATGAGGCGTAGTTTCCCCCTGAACCATTAGAGGTTCCGTTAGTGCCTAGAGAGAAACCAGATGAGAGAAAAGAAGCCAAGTCAGCAGGTGAAGGTGTAGCTTCTGCGCTTGTGGTACTGGAGTCTAGTCTCTTATCAGTCCCTCTTTCTGTGTCATACAGGTTGTGAGTTGTGAAGCCACCATCTCTTTGCTTAATCCAAACCAATCCACCTTCGCCATCTAAATCAATGCCGTTAGTTATAGTCAGAGCAGAACCAGTACCCGTATACAAATAAGTCGAGAAAACATCCTCAACGTACAGAGACTCACCTGCATTACCTGCCGCTGCTGTCAGAGCTTTAGCTAATTTACTCATTACACATAGCTTCCTGTGTAAGCACCGTAGAGAGTTGTAGAGACTTTCCAGAACACCAGTGTGTCCGCAGCAGTCAGCGTAGGAGCGACATTTCCACCAGAAGTCACCCAAGTCATTGTAGGCCACGTTACTGTGTAGCTTGCACCTGCCTCTAGCTGTAAGACGATTGCGTCACCAGAGCTTAGAGAGTCTGTGAAGGTCGTGTTAGCCGAGAGAGTCTTGGTCTGTATTGCGCCGTTGGTAGCGTCAAAGGCTGTGCCTGACAAAGCGTATACAGTGTCTCGAATAGTTTTATTAGTAAGCGTCTGAGTCGCGGATGTTCCTGCTACGTCAGTAAGCGTGTTACTTCCATAAGCTATGGTCTTGTTAGTTAGCGTTTCAGTACCGGTAAGAGTAGCTAAACTAGACGGGAAAGTATTAGTTCCACTTGTTAAGTCTTTGTTAGTCAGCGTCTGAACGCCATCCAAAGTAACTACACTACCGCCGTTACCACCAACTTGTGCGTAAACGCGCCATGTAGAGCCGTCGTACACAAACTGAACATTAACCCCTGTTATGTCCAAAATTAAGTTTTCTGCAACCCCGTTAATAGTAGAGCTATTGCGCCCAACGGTTAGGTTGTTAGAGCCAAAACTAGCCCCCGCATCTGCGATAACAACTTGGTCGCCCGCGCTAGGAGAAGCAGGTAGAGTAACGGTGAACGCGCCGCCGCTAGTATCGGCCAATACGCCTTCTAAATTAGCAGTAGTATAATTAGCAGTTTTGGTGACGTAAGACACGCCCCCCGCAGTTGAAGCATCGATAACCGCAGCGCCTGCACCTGCGCCATCTGTGACAAGCATTACCTTAGCGCCATTGGCTACATCAACCGTAGCGCCTGTGCCCTGCTTTATTGTAATAGTTTGACTGCCCGAAGTGGCATTTTCTATCAACCATACTTTAGAGACGGTGTTTGGCCCAAGAGTTACTTCTCGGGTGGCTGTCAAAGATACTGCGGAAGTAATTTTTAAATAAAACGAGCGCGTAGCATCTGCTGTAGCGTCAGGCATGGTGAAGGTTTCGTTGGCGTCTGCCGCCATTTGCTTCGTGCCGTAGCTAAAACCGTCGGTAATCAGCTCAAGGTTTGTGTTGGTACTGGTGCCCCAAGTGCCGTCTTCATCGCCGGTTGTGATTTCTTTGAGTCTAAGATTGTTTACATAAGTCGCCATTTGCCCAGCTCCTACGCTGCTTTATCGACATCCACCCAACCGGGGGTCTGCGAATCTGTTACATTTGTCCAGTTAGGCGTCTGGCTATCGTCTATTGTAGTCCATCCACCAATTCTTACTATGCCTACGGCACCTATTGCAGTAACTCCAGTTGGAATTATAGTTTCGTTTACAGAGATTCCTACTGTCCCAACCGCACCTGTAGCGGCAACCCCTGTAACTACTGGAACTACTGCGTCTACGGCAGTGCCTATAGCACCTGTGCCGCTTACCCCCGTTGGATATACTATCCAGTTATACGCAGGAGTAACAGTACCAATGGCCCCCGCCGCTGCCACCCCATCAAATACTGGGACTACGGTATCGCCTTCGGCCCCCAGTGCCCCGGTACCCTCAACGCCTGTAACTTCAAAGGTTACAACAGTAACTGCGTCGCCTATCTGGCCTGTACCTTCAACACCAGCCGGTACTACGATGTCGGCAATGAATATAGTTACATCACCAACCGCACCGGTTCCTTCAACGCCTATCGGGATGACAATGTCATCAACAACGACAGTAAAGCCGCCCATCTCGCCAACGCCCTGTACCCCTGTGGGTATTTGGACGCTGCTGTAGTTCGTTACTACGGTACCTACAGCGCCGGTTCCCTCGACGCCTGTGACGATTACTCCATCGCCTATCTTAACTTGCGCAGTGCCTACAGCACCGGTACCTTCTACGCCGACCGGAATTATATTTTCCGATACAGCTATTACTACTGTTCCTATTGCTCCGGTGCCTTGTACAGAGACGTTATAGTTATCGCCCCAAGCACCTTCACCCCATCCTTGGTTACCCCAAGTAGCTCCTAGGCTTAAAATAGTACCGAAACCACCCCAGCCGTTAGTGCCCCAACGCCTTTCCCCGAAACCGCTTGTGGGGCCGCTTAATGCCACTGTTTACTCCTAATCCTTATGCAATCCGGATAATAGCAGTAGCAGCCGCAGCGGCAGGGAACTGAATCTGAAAATCACCGGAGCTTACAGTCTGGTCACCGCCAAAGCTCAATACCGCACAGGCAGAGTTGGAGTTGGTGGTGTTGTAGATCATAGCACCGCAAGTAGTGAATGAAGCAGAAGACCAAGTGGTGTCTGCAAAATCAGTGATTGCCGTTGTGCTGTCCGCAGTGGGGGTTACGTTAGTCAGAGTATTACCCCCTGCGCTGTAACCGGTACCGCTCGTCTCGTCACTGTTGCCGGTGATGTCAGAGTAGTTAGTGCTAGCCGCGCCATAGGTGCCTGTGCCAGCAGATGCTGACTTCAGCAGGGCGATTTTGAACACGTCTGCGCCATTGGTAAAATCATGTAAGCCCTTCAACAGTTCGACTTTGAAGCTGGTGGGCATCGCTGTAGTTACGGTAATAGCCATTATTAGCTCTCCAGTAGTTTTACAAGTTCCGGGTGCCCAGCGGCTCGGAATTGGTTTGCCAAAGTGGTGTGGTTAGACTTAACTGCTTGGTGCATATACTGCACCAACACCCCACGAATTTGATTTTTAAAGGCTTCCGCCTGCTCCCGTATAGCTGGGTGGCAGTTCCCGCCTACGTAGATAATCTTGTCCAGTGCCTGCTCTGCAAGCTCTTCTGGGGTAAAGCCACGGCCAGACACTGAAGCCACCGCAACATTACCCATTTCTACCCCACCGCTCGCGCTAAACATCTACCGCACCCCTACTCTTAACTGCCCGTCCCTGTAGGCGTCTCTGCGTAGCTTGCCGTCGCCCATATTCCTTAACAAAGCAATGGCCTGTACGTACATCTTCTCGTATAAGGCCACCATATCCGGCTCACCCTTGATAAAACGTATAGCCTCGACCAAAGCGCCATTTAACAACGCAGAATCAAACTCATCACCTAACCATGTAGTACCAGCAGTGACGATAGACTCGGGGTAGTAGCTAAAGTGCATTTCTACCGAATAGTTATCGTCCGGTGTAGGCCCAACAACAAGCGAAGTCTGGTCAAATACCGCATAATGCTTAGGTTGGCCTGTATCTGAAGGCCCGGGGTACGCCTCTCGAATAAAGTTTACGTCCTTGTTCAACAGGTACTCGTAGTCACCATCGCCGTTAATAACGGCCAAAGAGTAGACGTACAGCATCCCTGTCGGCATTGTCAGATACTTGTTTCCAGAGGTAAAACTACCCGTCTGGTTTTTACGTAGTGCGGGAAGTTCTACCGTGGTATAGATTTTCTGCTCGGCCTGATCGGTAAACATAGCAAGCTGCGCGTCCGTAAACGACTGCTCGCAAATGTCCTCAATATTGGTCTTCAGATCGGTGTAATTCACACCCTACTCCTTAAGCCATTGGGCCTCGGGCCATAGTACCTTTGGTTGCCGCACCTACACCGCGAATCTTAACACCGCTAGTCTTCATGTCTTTTGGTGGTTGGTTGCAGCAATCCGCAACGCTATACTTTACTGGCTCGTTAGGAAACTCGATAACCTTCGGGGCCTTTCTGCTTTCTCTTTTCATATCATAACTCCTAAGTTATTGATATAGTTACTTTTCCTACCAACCCAAACGCACTCATACTGTTTGCATATACGGGTTGTATCCGCGCCCGACTTGCTGCGTACTCCATAAAATCCGGCCTTGGGTCCCGTATAGCTTGGGGGTCGTATACTGGGAACTCTCCTAACTTGTTCTGCGGCTGGTCTGGGTTCCAACATTCTGGGCAGGCTTTAACGTTAGTCCGCTTGTCCTTTACTACTAACTCTTTGAGTTCCCTAAGTTTATACTGAAACCCACAAACATCACAGATGGCTAGGGCTTTTTGCCCAGACGCGTATTTATACCCCATACCTACCGCACCCCATATACACGAGGCACCAAGCTAAGGGATGCTTTCTCTCTATCCTCTTGGGCGGCCAAATCAAACTGTCGCTCGTATTCTGTCTGTAGCATAGGAATCCTAGGCATCAATTCTGGGTCTTTCTGCGCTATATAATACGCAAGCCCTGCAACGAGGCAGGGCAAGAAACGGAAGTTGACATCGGCGGTATTTACCCCTGTCCCAGCATCCTC